GCCGATGGCCTTTTCGCTGGCGCTGGCGTCTTTTTCCGGGTCCACCCAGGCCCAGCCGCGCGGGCGGAACTCCGGGGCCAGGAACTTGTCGTATTTGGCAACGGGCAGACCCGGGATGGCGCCGGCCAAAAGCGCCAGCCAGAGCCACTCGGTGAAAATCGGCAAACAAAAATGCTCGATGGTCCAGTATTGCAAAAAGCGCCAGGCGTCGCGCTCGTCGAGCAGGCCGGCGCGGATCGAGCTGTAATTGACCGCGGTCAGATCCCCGGTCAGGCCGGTGTAGCTCACGTCCAGCCCGGCGCAGATCCCGCGCAAAATCCCCTTGCAGAATGCGTCGAAATTGGCCGTGGGGTGCTCGGGGTCGAAGGGCTTGAAATCCATGCCGGCGGGCAGCTCCTGGAACGTACCGGGGGCCGCCTCGGTGATCGTGTTGCCGTCATCGTCGGTGTCGTCCCCGGCAAAGCCGGCCGCCGTGCCCTTTTCCTTGGTGAAAAATCCCATCTTGGCCGCGGCCACGCGGCTGGCCACCAGCTCGGCCTCCTCGTATTTGTTGAGGATGTGCATGCGGGCCGCAGGAGTGTGCATCCACGGGACCCCGCGCGTCTGGGTGGGCCGCTCCACCAGGTACTTGTGGATCAGGGTTTCGGCCGGGTGGCGCTGGTACTGGTCTGGCATCTGGCCGGCGTAGGTGTACTCGCCCGGGTGCTTGGAGCGCAGCCAGTAGGCCACGGGCCGGTCCCACTCGTTGACCTCCACGCCCATTTTCAGCCGGCGGCCGTCGCGCAGGACATTGTCCAGGGACTCGTCCAGGTGATCGGCTTCGACGAATTGCAGGGCGAAGCGGAACGGGTTGGCAAAGCCGGGGACCTTGCGCACCAGCACTTCGCCGTCGCGGGCCAGGGTCTCGACAAAAAGCCGCTGGGCATCCACCCAGGACAAACGTCCGTCGGCCGTGCAAAAACCGGCATGGCCCCAGGCGGACCAGGCCCGCTCGATGGCGGCGTTGGCCTTTTCGTCCATCGTGCCGTCCGGGTTTTTCACCCGCATCTGGAGCTGGATCCCCTTGGGTCCGATCACGTTGTTTTTGACCAGGGACAAAAAGCGCTTGGCATAGTCGTTGTTGCGGCTCAATTCCCGGGACCGGGCGCGCATCACCTGGAGCGAGTAGCGCAGCTCGGCATCCGCGGTGGAGATCGGGGCGCGAAAGTCGGCGCTTAGCCGGTCCACCGTGCTCATGGCGTAGGAGCGGGCGGCCGGTCGTGGCCGGGGCGGCGCCGGCGGCGGTGGCGCGAACGTGGCCTTGCGGCGAAAAAGCCTGGCGATCAGGCCGGCCATCACGAAAACCTCGCCAAAATCCGTTTGGGGTTGCCCATGCCGTTGGCGATGCGCTCGGCCTGTTCCTCGGCCTGGCACTCGTCGCGGTAGTGGCCGCGCAGCATCAGCAGATCGGCGATCGGGGTTTTGTCCAGGCGCCGGCCGGCGATGGTGTAGCCTGCCTGGTCCACCGTGGCCCGGGATTCGAGCACCGCCTCGATGGCTTCCAGCACTTTGCGGGCGTGGGTGCGCCGGTCCGTGGCAGCGGACGCGGCCAGGTTGGGCAAGACCTCGATGGTGCCGCTATCGACCTGGAAGCGCTCGGTGGTGTCGGAAACGAAAGCCGCCCAGAAGTACCGGCCGGCGGCGATCAGAGCGGTGACCGCCTTGGCAACGGTCACGGCAAAATTGGACCCATCCGCCGTGGCCGTGATCGTGGCGCTGGCGCTGGCGTTGTGCAGGTAATACGAGAGGGTGTAAGCGGTGGCCGGGTAGTCGGTCAAATCCTCGCGGCGCCACTTCCAGGTATCGCCTGCCCAGACGCTGGTCGGTTCGGTGGTGGGGATGTCCGCCATAGCGAGTAAGGTTAAGGTTGAGGTTGAGCCACAAGCCCCCCTCGGGGTCGGTATCGGTATCGGGATCGTCCCTTGACGGTCTGACCATACCACTGGGTTTTGGGGCAGAAGGGCACCCAGGCCGAAACCAGGCCGAAAACTGGGGTAAAAATGGGGGAAAAGGGGTGTTAAAGTTCTTGACAGGGAAAAAAAACCGGCCCCGTGGCGGGGCCGGCGTGTGGAAGCGCCAGAGGCGTTTTAAGGCGTTGGCACCTTTTTTCTCGGACGGCCACCTTTTCTGCCGTTTTCGCGCACGGCAGCCGTTTTTTGGGGGGACCGGACCGATCCTCCCTTTTTGCCCATGGCGCTGGCGGCGCGAGTGATTTTTTCCAGATCTTTTTCCGCCTGTATCGCCGACTTTTCGATTACACTCGATCCTACGCTTGCTGCTGCCTCTTGCGTGATTTTATACCATTCGCCAAGATTTTTGATCTTGCGCAAACGATCGACCTCGTCGGTCAGCTTGTCGGCCAGCATGATTTTTTCGGCCAGCCGGCGCTCGGCCCCGCCGGCCGACCACTTAAAGACTGCATCATAACTGCGTCTTGTCCAGGGCATGTTGACCTCCTTAGAAATCTGTTTTTGTGTGTGGTTCCGCGCCCGGAATATGAGCGGCGCGGTGCTCCAGGTCGCTTACTTCACCGGCACCGATCCCGGCCAGCAGCCGGTGGCACGAATCGCAATAAAAAGCGTCAACCCTGATTTTCGACCCACCAAAACGGGACCATTCTTTTTGCGAGGAGGCCTTGCGGGTATCCACCCCGCACCCGCACCTTTGGCAACGGGCTTGATAATCGGAGTCTTCCATTTCCACGACGGCCTCTATGTTGCGATAGCTCAAGCATTCTCCGCGGCCGGCGTCTTTAGTCGCCTTGACCATCTTGGCGAAAAGGATGTCGTTTAGCCGCTCAAACTTTGGAGACACCGCCGTCTCGATTTGACCATTAGGCCGCCTTACCGTGATTTCCACCTTGCTTGGAGATATAATTTTCATCCGATCCTCCTTTTTGGTTATTGTTTGGCCTAAAATAACCTAATGGATTAGGTTTGTCAAGTGTTTTTTTCATTGCACGGCGCAAGTCCTCTTTGAGGTAGTAGGGCTTGCCTAGGCGCTTTAATTCTGCCTCGATGCGGTGGCCAAAAGCGGCCCAGTCGGTGACGGTGGACCAGGGGCCGGAGCACTTGCCCACCTTGTACAGGTCCACCCAGGGGTAAGTCACGCTAAGCAAATAGAGCACCTGGGCCTCGTCGAGCACCGGCTCGAACGAAACCCAGGTGGTGATGCCGGCCTTTTTGGCCTCGCGGATGGCCTCGATGCGATCTTGCGGGGATGCCGCCAAGGGCTCCCACTCGCGAGACGTTTGCTCGTCATCAAAAGTCAGCGTGGTGGCAAAGGCGTCTTTTGGGCCGTACAGATCAAAGTCGGCGGCCGCGCGCATGCCCCCCTTGGTGAGCACCTGGAAAGGCTGGCCGGCGGTGCGCAGAAGTTCAAGGGCTTGGCGGGTGATCGAGGCGCCGTTGCCGGCGTGAACCTCGTGGGGCTGGTAGGGGTCCGAGGTGAAGCAAAGCAAAACTTGTTGCTTGGGATCTGGGCCGGTGCCGTGGCGGCCGGCAAACAAATCAGCCAGCAGGTTTTGCAAGATGCCGGGCCGGCTGGTGGTGGCCGCATGGAACTTGGCCCGGTCCCGGCGCAGGCAGGCCGGGGCGTAGCAGTACCGGCAGCCGTGGATGCAGCCGGCGTAGAGGTTGCAGGCCAGGGGGCTGTACTCGTAGGCCCGGCCGCGGGGGGTGTAGATGGCTTTCATAGGTGCCTCCTGTTTTGATTGTTAAACGCTATCAATAGGTTAGCTGTACGGGCGGGTCTTGTCAAGGATTTTTTTGCAACAATAACAAAAGCTTGGCTTGTTTTTGAGCAAAGCGGCGAGCCGGCCGGATAGAAAAAACAAGCCTGTAACGTGCCGGTTTTGTTTGGCTTTTAAGTGGCACCCGTGAACGGGCGTTAAACGCGTTTAGAGCGGGATTTTTTCGGGCCTTGTTCCGGTATTGGCCATGCGGTTTGAAGGCTTTTGGCGCGAAAACATATTTAAGCTGCTGTTTTTGTTGTGTTTTCGTGCTGTAGAATTCTTCTTTTTGAAATAGAAGTAATTGCGGAAGTAATCGACCATGGCCGTGTGGGCCACTTGGGGCCGTTTGAAGCGCTGTTTTTAAGGGTCTATGGTAAGATATTGACCTTGCTACTTAATTCGTTTTAAACGGACTTGGCGAAGTGCTTAAATTACCTTTATTGTTGGCTTTTTCGTTTTGGGGCCGTTTTTGGGCAAAAAACCGTTTGCGGCGGTTGCGGACCTGTTGGTTTTTGCGTAGTGCCTTTTTGGTAGGTCAGATAGGTTTTTCTGGCGCCGTCAAAGGAAAAATAGGCGATGCGGGCAACCCCGTTGAGGGCCAGGTAGTTTTTGAGCAGGCCAAGCGGGTTTTGCATCACCAGGGTCGGGCAGGTTTTGATCATGGCGTGGGAATAGCCGTTGGCAATCAATAAGCCGTGGCTGAGCGCTCCCGCCTCCAATTTGATGTAGGTGGCAAAAACCCGGCCGGGAAAGCCACGCTCAAAAAGGATCTGCATCTGGGCAAACGGGCAACCGTAAGCGTCCAGGTCGATCACGTCAAAGGCTGCCAGGTCCAGCGTGCGCAGGTATTTGATGTTGTTGCCCTTGAGGCAGGGCTGGCGCAACGGCTTGGCGTCGATGCCGACCACGGCAATGTCCAGATCGGGCCGGCGCTTTTTGATCTCGTCCCAGATTTCGCCGGGGCCGTGGTAGGCGTCCAAAACGGTGATGGCCGGCTTATCCGGAAGATAGGCCAGGCGCAAAGAGACTTTAGGGCCAAAATGGCTTGAGAATTGCTTTGATATCGGCGCTTTAAAAAATGACGGCATGTCAATTTCCGCTTCGGCGATAGGTGACAAACTCGAATTTTTGCAAGGAGACCAGGGCCGGCAGGATCTCGTGGTAGCGGGCAACCGGCACCGAGACCAGCACGTGGACCTGGTGGATGGGCTCGATGGTTTCGGCGGTTGGATAGGGTTCGCCGTCCAGATCCGGATCGGCGCCGGCCGGCCCTGTTTCCACGGTGTAGGCCACCAGGTCCGGCACCTGGACCCGCTGGAGCATGCCCAGCATGTCTGGCAAAGCCTGAAGCCAGGAGCTTTGGGGGTTGATCCGGGCATACTGGCTGTTGAGCTGCAAGAGCTTTTCGGCGGCATCGGACCGGTCAACGGCCTCCACCTTGACATAGGGGATGGGCGGGATCGTGTAGCCGTCGGCCTGCAAGGCCGCCATGGCCTGGCGGGTCTGGTGCCCGTCCAGGATGTTGGGCCGGGATTGCTCGTCGAACCAGACGAACTTGGGCACGAAAAGGCCGTGGCGCAGGATCGAGGCTTTGAGCTTGGCGATGCTGGACGGCTCGATGGGGTCTTTCAGATCGCCCTGGAAATCGACCAGCAGGTTGTGGTCGATGGTGGGCAGGCCGGCCGGGTTGGCAACGGTGATGGTCTTCACTGGGCTTTTCTCCTGGCTTTGAGCGTTTTGACGGCGTTGGCGCTGCGCTGGGCCGAGTCGAATTTCAAATGGCACAGGCGGCACAGGGTGATGAGGTTTTGCGGCCGGCAGTCCATCGTGTCTTCCTTGTTGCCGGGGGTGCCGTCGGGCTTTGGCAGGCCGACATGGGCCACGGTCAAAACGATGTGGTGGCCGTGAACCGGGTGGATCTGGCCGGCGGCCAGGCCGCAATGGCGGCAGCGGAAACCGTCGCGGGACTTGATGGCCACGGTGATCTGTTGCCAGTTGACCGGGTAGCGTTTGGGTCGGGTTTGGCGTTTCATGGCAACCACCCCAGCAGCTCAGCCAGGCCAAAACCGACGGCGAACAGAACCATAAACAGCATCAAGACGATGATGCTCGACACCACCCGGGAGAACAGCTCGGGCCAGAATCCAAGCCATTCGCGTTTGGGGCCGGTGCGGATCGGCGCCGGCTTAGGCGGGTCATAGGAAATCCACGCTTGCGGAGAGGTTGCACCGCTAAAATGTTTTACCAAGTAATCCACGGCGTCTTTTCTCAACAATTCAGGCTGTTGTTTTTCGATTTTTTTATTCATCCTTCATCCTTCATCCTTCATCCTTTTTTTTTCTACTCCGGCACCTCCAGCCGCTGCTGGGCCGCCAGCCGGCCGGCCATCCACTGGTCCAGCACGTCCGCGTGGGCATACATGCGGCCATTGATCATGGTGACCGGCAGTTTCAATTTGATAAAGTGCTGCAAGACCACCTCGCCGACCCCCAGAAAAGACAGCACATCCTCTTTGCTCGTCAGGATCTTGCCGGACTTGGGCTTGGTCGCCATCACACCATCCACAGCAAAGCCGCCATGGCGGTCAATAAAAATCCGATTTTAATCAGCTCTGAAAGCGGGTCCATTCAATTTGCCCTCAATTTTTCGATCATTTTCTCGGCGAGCTCGTCCGTGTTGGTAATGTGGACCCGGCCCGGCTCCACCCGGGTGCTGTTGATTTTGGTGGCGATCTCCCAGCCGTTGTTGCGCTCCCACCACCAGCCGATGGCCAAGAGCAACCCGGTGCGGCCCAAATAAAAGCCAATGGCGCAGACCACCAAAAACCAAATGGGAACAGAATCGCCGGCCACGTACTTGGCCGCGGCGGCCAGGATGGCGACATCGCTCATTTGGACCATCATCACGGAGGTGTAAATGGACAGGCCCTTCTGATACCAGGTTTGGGCCAAATGAAACTTGTAGATCACTTTGGCCATCATTTGGGCGCACCTCCATCGAAAGCGGCGGCAAAGCCGGCAAGGGTTTTGGCCACGTCGGCGGCGCCGGCAAAATGATACGCAGCGGCCCCGCACCGGAGACATTCGTCCATGCGCACCTCGCCGTCATAGTTGACAATGGCTTTTTGGGCGGCCAGCACGGCCGCCACCGGCCGCTGGTGTATCAAAGCGGCTTGGGTCATCATGGTGTTGGCAAAGGTACTTTGGGGGGCTTTTCCCAGCGCTTCGCCCAGGCGCGCGAATTTCGCATACAGCGCGTGCTGGATCAAAATGCGCACCCAGTAGTAAGTCAGGGCCGGCACGATGATCCAAGACGCGGCGGCGATCACGGCCACGGCCCACGCCAGCGGGTGAAGCGTGACGGTTTTGTCCGCCGGGCACAAACGGGCCAGCATCAAGAAAAACCCGATCTGCATCGGCGCCAACGCCAGGCCGTGAAACCCGATCCCGGCCACGATCAGGGCCACCACGCCGGCGATCATGGCCGGATGGGCGCCGTCGTGGGCAAAGCTGGCAACCCCGATCAGCCCGAGCAGCAGGCCAAAACCCATGGCCCCGACATCGGCCACAATCTGGACCACGTCGCTATGGGCGCGTATCTCGTGATATTTTGGCGGGAATCCGCCGTTTTCGCGCTCGCGCACGATGGCCAGCGGCAACACGGTGCGCAAGGCGTCCGGGCCGACGCCTCCGACCCAGTCCCAGCCCATGGCCGTGGCGCAGGCCCGCCACACGGCGCGGCGCACACCAAACGATGCCATGCCCTTGATGCGGATCGCCCAGGCAAACGCGGCGGCGAAAAGCGCCAGGCACACGCCACCCACGAGCAGCTCCCCGGAGGCCATGGCCAGGGCCACCACCCCGGCGCAAAGTCCGGCCAGGGCAAAACGACACTGGGACCGGACCACGACGGCGATGGACACGGCCGCCGGCACCAGATACCAGCCGCCCAAATCCAAACCGCAAAAAACGCAGACAAGGTGGGCAAACCCGCAATAATTGGCGTTGCCCTGGAGTCCAGTCAGATCGATCTGGTTTTTTTCTTCACCGGGGAACCCGTAGCCCTGGATCAGTCGGCCAGTGCCGTAGGCCGCATCTATCAGGCCGGCAAGGGATAGCCCCTGCATGGCGCCCTGGATTCCGGCGGGACCCGCAAGGCAAACGGCGATTAGCGATAAACACCACCGGCCCGCGTAGCGCATGCCGATGTCCGGCCGGCGGGACCTGCCGCAAGATCCCAGCCACCACACCACCACCAGGGCTGACATCCAGGCAAAAGATTCCGAGGGCAAAACCACCGGCCCGGCGATGGCGGCCACCAGCACACCGAAAGCCCCGATCACGGCCAACAGCTCTTTTGGGGTTTCGTAGGGAAAAATCGTGTGCGGCGACACGGCCAAAAAAACAGACGCGGACCAAAAAGCGCAAAGCAAATCCATGATCAGCTCCCCATCCAGCCGGTTTTGCGCGCGCCCACCCAGGATTGTTTTTTGCTGGTGGCCGGCGGCGGCTCTTGCGGTTTGGGTTTGACGGTTTCGGGCTTGCGGTGCTTGAGGCCCAGCAGGTCGGCCAGGGCCAGGCCGTAAACGCCCAGGTCCCAGGCGTGGTTGGGCCGGTTTTTGATCACTTCCCACAGGCCTTTGTCGTTGACGGTCTCGGCACACAGCATTTCGGCCCAGGTGGTCGGGGTCTCGGCGTTGAGGTGCCAGGCCCCAGGGTCGGCCGGCGCCACGGCCAGCTTGGCGGCCAGCTGGTCCTTGTAAAAGGTGGTGTTGATCCGCAACAGCGCCAGGCCACCGGGGATGGGCTTGCCCGTGCCCGGGTAGTGGTCCAGCCGGGTCCAGGCGTGGGGCTGGGCCATGCGCTGCTCGCCTTTTAGCGGGATAACGGCCCGGGGAAACTTGCGGCACCAGTCATAGACCTCTGCGGTGCGGTGGCCCATCGAATCGATCAGGGTGCCCCGGATCACGGCGACGTTGCCGGCCGCGTCCTTGTACTGGTCCCCGAAAACGATCTGCTCGATCTCGGCAAAACCCGTCACGAAACCGCCGCGCACCATCCAGGATTCACCGGCCTCGCCATAGCCCCAGGCCCGGATCTCGTACCAAAACCCGTTGTCCTGGGTGTCGATGGCGCAGGTCAGGCCGGCGATGGTGGCCATGTCCGGCACCAGGCCCGCGGGGCGGTCGTCCTTGAGGGCCATCACGATGTCAACCGGCCGCTCGGACTGGTAGGTGCGCCAGGGCTCGGCCCGGTGGCCGTTTTGAAAGTCCTTGGCCGCGACCGGGTCGCCCTTGGCGGAAAACCAGGCCGCCATGACGGTGGACAGCGAGACAAACGGCGACACCCAGCTTGGCAGGTGAAACCCGATGGCCGCGGGCCGGTAGTGGGTCAGGGCCGCGTCCAGGGACAAGACCCGCTCGGACCGGGTAAGCCAGCAGCCCCGGCGGGCCGCCTCGTCGCGGTCCGCGTCGGTCCATTTTGATTGGCACCTGGGGCAGGCGTAGCGGGCCAGCAGACGGGCCTTGATGTCCTCGGGGTGGCGGTCGGATTCCGGCCACTGGCCGATGGGGGCATCGCGGTGGCAGATCCGGTCAAAATCCATCAGGTGCAAATGCCCGCACTCGGGGCAGCGCACGTGGTAGTCGAAAACCACCTGGGCCTGGGTGGTCAGGGCCACCCAGATCGGGCCTGTTTCCACCGTGGGGGTGGACAGCTTCCATATCTTCATGCGATGGGGAAAGGTGCGGGTGCGCTTTTCGGCCAAAAGCTCCGGGCTGGACTCTTTTTTGCCGGCCGTGGCCGGGTACTTGTCGATCTCGTCAAGCACCACGTAGGGCAAGGGCTTGTTGGCCAGGCGGCTGGCGGAGTTGGCCCAAGCCAGATACAGGCGCATGTGGCGCAGATTGATGCGCTTGGCCGCCTCGTCGTCGGCCGCGCCGGTGAGAAATCCCGACAGCAGGCGCGAATCCCGGAACATGGGCACCAGGCGGTCGCGGGAGTTGTCCTTGGCCGTGTCCTCGTCCGGATAGACGATCAGCACGTTGCCGGGCCGCCGATCCGCGCAATAGCCCAGGCAGGTGTTGACCGCCTCGGATTTCCCCGTCTGCGGTGCCGCGCACACGATGATCGTCTTGACGGTCTCGTACAAACTGGCATCCATGATCCCGGCAAGATACGGCACCGTGGCGTTGCGCCAGCGGCCCGGCACCGAGGCGTCCGCCGGGATCACCCGGTGGCGCTCGGCCCACTCGGACACCCGCATCGGAACCGGCCGGCGCAGGATCTTGCGCTCCGGGGCGGTCCACACCAGGCGCAACGGTGCCGGCGGCGGGGTGGGCAGCCACTTGGTCAGGATGGCGGTGGGGATGGGGTGGATCATGCCTCCACCTCCACCGCCTCGGCCCGCGCATAGTCGTTTAGCAACCCGTCCACCGCCCCGAACAGTAGATCGACAGCGGCCTGGCATCGGTCGGTCTTGCCGTCCACCACGCGCACCAGCTCCTGCATGCGCGACTGGATGGTGTGCTTTAGGCCCGCTTCCAGCACCGCGCAGCGCAAGGCCAGGTCGGTCTCCATGTCGGTGCGGCGCACGTAGACCTTGCGGTCTTGCTCAAGGTCGAACCGCAGCTTTTCGTTTTGCAGGGTAAGCCGCTCGATCTCTTTGGATTGTTTTTTGAGGGTCCCGGCCTCGATGTCTCCGGCCCGGTCGGCTACTTTGACAAGGGTTGCCGCGTAGATCCGCGCGTGCTCGTCGCTGATCGTGCCGTCGGCGGCCACCCGCAAACGGCCCTCCTTGGCGTCTTTATAGACTTTGGATTTTTTGACCTTGTAGCCTTGGTCCACCAGGTGGCGAACCAAAGCCAGCAGATTGGCATGGGGCGCGATGTCCGGCGCGGTGACCGACTCGACCTTGCGGCGCAAAGCTTCTCTGGCCGCCTCCCAGTCCTTTAGCCGCGCCGCCGTGGGATCTCCCTGGTAGTCGGTCAGGGTCTTGACCGTGGCGTTGTGCAAGGTGGACAGCTCCACTTTGTCCTGCACGTTGGCGCACCGGTCGATGATGGCGGCGATGTCGGTCATGTTACCGATAGGTCCTGATCTGCGTTTCGGTTGGTTTTTCTTTCATTTTTCACCCCATCAGTTTTGCCGCCAAAGCCACAGCCTCGGCATCGATCACCGCAAGGTCACAGCGGCGGATCATGTCGTTCACCTGGCGGTCGAACATCACCAGGCTGGTTATATCGTTTAGCCGTTGGCGGTTGGCATCGGCCCATAATGGCGGGCAAGATACCCGGCGTATGGCGCCCTCATTGATGACAACCACCGGGCTTGCGGCTACAAGATCGGCGAGCCGCCGAACCGGTGAAAGTGCCGGCGCATCCACCGCCGCCAAAACCGCAGGTTGATTTTGCTCCATCGCTTTTGCCGTTTGGTCATCGCGGCTCCTTTTTGTTGACAGATTCCAGGCCTCCGGCAGACCGGCCCGGATCCAGTCCGCCAAATTCACCCCGGCGCCAAACGCCTCGCCCGGGTCTTTGCCCTCCGGGACCGGCCAGTCCTTGGCCGTGGCAAAGTTGCGGGTCCACCACTTGGTTCCGGTATCCCCGCCGGCATCCACGTCCAGGGCAACCAGGATAACGGCGGCGGCTGCCAGATGGGCCATGGTAACCGGGTCCGGCTTGCGCGAATTGTTGCCCAGGGCCACCACCCCGCAAAGCCCCGGCGCCTGGCAGGCGATGGTGATGGCGTCCAGCTCGGATTCCACCACCACGATGGCCCGGGCCCCGGCGCAATCGACGGTCAGACAATCCATTGCCGATCCGGGGACCACGTAATAGCGGGGATCGCCTTCCATCCGGCGGATCCGCAACCGGGTGACGGCGCCGGCGGTGTCGCGCAGCGGGATCACAAGGCCCACGGGAAGCCACAGCTTTTTGCCGTTGTCTGCCAGGCCCCAGGACGTTCGCGGCCGGAAAATATCCTTGCCGTTGCGCTCGCCCTTGTTGAAGCCAAGCCCAAACCGCCGGGCCGTGGCTAGATCGATGCCCCTGGTTTCGTGCCATTTGGTCTGGACGGCGCTTTCCTTTAATTTTTGCGCGCACCAGGTCGAAAAGTCCGCAGCTTTGGCCAGCCATTGGGCCGGCTGATCGCCGGGTATCGCGGCCGTGGCGCTGGAAGCTGGTTGGGCGGCCGGCGGTGCCGGGGCCAGTTTTGGCGCGCGCAGGTAACTTGACGGACGGGTTTTGGGGTCTTTGGCTTCCAGCCCCAGCTTGTCGCAGGCCTGCTTGTACGTTAAACCGTCAAACTCGATAACGAACTGGATCGCGTCGCCGCCCTTTTCGCAGCCACGGCACCACCAGGAGCCAGCGCCCTCGTTTTGCTCAGGCCAGACGTGGAACCGGTCACGGCCCCCGCACCCGGGGCAGGCGCTGTGCCATTCGCCGCCCTTGGTGCCGGCGGCTTTCGTGGCCTGGATGCCGTGGTCGGCGAGCATGGTGAGGATAGACGTCACGGCCGGCAAACTCTTTCAACATCATCGAACGATATATGCCAAGGCTCTTTGACCTGGTAGGTGTTGCCGTGCTCGTTCAAAAAATCCTGCAAAACCTTGACAGCAAATGTTTTTCCGTTTGGCCCCTCGCGACCCATTTGCATCGCCGCCAA